GAAGATACGACAGAATCTACATTGGTGGTGACTATGGACAGCAGAATGCAACAACATTTCAGGCATTTGGTCTTGATACTTACAGAAAGAAGTTTTCAGGACTTGGAGAGTATTATCACAGTGGTCGAGAGACTGGAAAACAGAAAAGTCCGTCAGAATATGCGCAGGATCTGGTTGAGTTCATGAATGAGCTGCATGAACAGTATGAGAACCGGATTTTTTATATTTTTCTGGACCCATCTGCCAAAGGTCTGGCGGAAGAGGTGAAGAGAGCTACCAGGAACGGATTGGATTATCAGGTATTTCTGCGGGATGCGGAAAATGATGTGGCTCTGGGAATCAGCCGGGTACAGAAGGTACTGGTATTTGATATCTTGTCGATTTCTCCGAAGCAGGAATATGCGGTGCAGGAGTTTGGAACATACGAGTATGATAAAAAATCCATCGAAAAGGGAAAAGAAGTGCCAGTGAAAGAAAGTGATCACTGCATGGACGCAATCCGTTATGTGGTTATGGGAGCCTGGAGCAAGATCAAACATTGGCTGCCCTTAGATACAGTCGGAGATGACGTGAGTGTAGGCGATATCAGCAGCACGGAGGTGAGAGAAGAGGATGAATATCTTTAATTATTTCAGAAAGAAGGGAATCGATACGGTAGATGCTTCATTCTATCGTAAGATTGATGAGTGGATCAGCTGGTACAATTCCAATGTCCGGCAGTTTACATTTTACAAGGTATATACCGGACGCGGTACAAGTAAACGATGCCGCAGAAAGAGCATGGGAATGGCAAAGAAGCTGTCTGAAGACATTGCAGATCTGCTTCTGAACGAGAGAGTTATGATTACACTGGAAGACGAAGCAACACAGGAATTTGTGCAGAAGGTTCTAGATAATAATCATTTTCTGGTTATGGGAAATGATTACCAGGAACGGAAGGCGTATTCTGGAACAGTGGCGTATATTCCTTATCTGTATAATGCGGTTGTACAGGAAGACGGAACGATATCGGCAGGGGAGATTGGGATCAACTATGTGGATGCCAAGAACATTTATCCGGTCAGTTGGAATAATGGAGAGGTTACGGAGTGTATTTTTACGTTCGTGCATACAGTCCGCCAGAAGAAATACGTGCAGATCCAGTTCCATCGGATTGAAGAAAAGGGAATGTATGTGATTGAGAACAGCTGGAATGCACAAAAGGCAGTACGGAATGGCGAGAGCTGACAGAACAGGAATGGAAACAGCTGAAACCATTTACAAATCTGGCAGCCAGAACCGAGACCGGATCCACAGAACCACAGTTTGTTATTGACAGACTGAATATCACAAACAATGCAGCTGAGTGCAATCCAATGGGAATTGCGATTTTTGCAAACGCAATCGATACTCTGAAAAAGCTGGACATGGAATTTGATTCTTACTGCAACGAGTTTGATCTTGGAAGAAAAAGAATCTTTGTTGCTCCGGAAATGCTGACGAACGAAGATGGATCTCCAACCTTTGATCCAGATGACAGCGTGTTCTATTCGCTTCCGGAAGATTACGATAAGAACCAGGCTGGTCTGATCAAAGAAGTAGACATGAGTCTTCGGGTAGAGCAGCACAGCAAGGCAATCGAGGATGATCTGAATTATCTGTCTCTGAAATGTGGATTCGGTACAGAAAGATACCGGTTTGATGGGGCAGGAGCAAAGACTGCGACAGAGATCATTTCTGAGAACTCAGATATGTACCGGATGCTGAAAAAGCATGAGACGATTCTGGAAGATGTCCTGGAGCGGCTGATCAGAATCATTATCCGACTCGGGATTGTGACAGGGAACGCACTGGATATAAATACAGATATTGTGATTGCTTTTGACGATTCTATTATCGAGGATAAAGGCGCAGAGCGGCAGCAGGACCGTCAGGATGTCAGCATGGGAGTGATGCGGCATGAAGAATACCGTGCAAAATGGTACGGGGAGACCGTGGAGCAAGCAAGGCAAAATCTACCAGAGTAGAATCAGGTGATGGAATAATATGCGAGATGATTACAAGAATCAGATGGCCAGTAAGATTGCTGGAAGATATCAAGATTTAGAACTTCGGATTATGAAGGATATTGTCCGGCGGATCAAGAAAACCGGAAAGATTACAGGCACAGCAGACTGGCAGATTAGCAGATTGCTTATTTTGGGTTATTCTTCAGAAGACATTGAAAAGGAAATTAAGAAAACGCTCGATGCTTCTTATCCAGAAATGTTTGAGTTGTATGATAAGGTAATTGATTGGGAATATGTCAGGAATAAGGACATATATGAACAAATCAACGTAGAGCACATACCATTTGACCAGAACGAGCAACTTAAGCAGATCACAGATGCAATTATTGATCAAAGTTTTGCAGATTTGGAAAATATAACAAATTCGCTTGGTTTTTACTTAGATTATGGAGATAGTAAAAAGGTTATAACACCGCTGGCGCAGGTTTATACAAATTATCTTGATTCAGCATGTTTCGATATTGTAACCGGAGCATTCGATTACAACAGTGTGCTGCGTAGAGTTGTGACTCAGCTCACAAATAGCGGACTTCGACAGATCGATTATTCCTCCGGAAGAGCCAATCGGGTTGATGTAGCTGCAAGGAGAGCTGTCATGACGGCAGTCAGCCAGATTACCGGAAGGATATCAGAGTACAATGCAAAAAAGCTTGGAACAGAATATTTCGAAGTTGAATGGCATGCCGGAGCGCGTCCGACTCATTCCGTGTGGCAGGGAAGAGTTTGGAAGGAAGAACAGTTGTATTCGGTATGCGGTCTTGGAACAGTAACGGGTCTCTTGGGTGCTAACTGTTATCATACATATTATCCGTTCTTTCCTGGTATATCTGAGCGTAATTGGTCTGATGATTGGTTGGATGCAAAGAATGAGGAAGAGGCAGAACCTAAGATGTTTGCAGGCAAGAGATATACTCTATATGAAGCAAAGCAGAGACAGCGTCAGATGGAGACAGCAATGCGAGCACAGCGCGAAAAAGTACAGCTGCTGCAGCATGGGGGCGCAGATCCGCAGGAAGTAATGCTTATGAAAGCGAAATATCAAGGGCAGCTTAATGAATACGCTAAATTTTCTAAAAAGATGAAACTGGAACAGGAACGAGAGAGAATATATCTTGATATGCGCGGAAGAATAGCAACTAATTCGAAGCAACAGAACTCTATGTTTTCGCCAGAGATGATTCAAAATGCATCAAGTGATATTGCTCAGTATAAGAAATACAAGGAAATTCTGGGAGATTCTATCGGATCACTTGTAAAGTTTGGTCAGTTAAAATATAATGATAGTGAGGAATGGGAAAAGGTTCAAAGTAAATTTTTCACATATCTTGAGATTGGCAAGAAAGATTGGTCTCAAGAGTTCAAGATTAAATCCGAACAAGCATATGATAGATTCAGAGAGCAAGGAGAGGAATTATCAGTTCATGCTTTGAGCCGATTGCCAAGATTGAATAAGCCAGGATATGAAGTGATTCACGAAAAAGATGTTCTCGAGCTGGTAAAAACAAAGTCGAATTATTCTGAAGGAGAAGAAAAAATAATTTGGTTCAGTCCAAGCAAACAGCTTGTAGTTATAAAAAATAAAAACTCTGGTGATATAGTTAGTATTGTTCGGAGAAAAAACAAGAAGGAAGGATGGACAGATGCAGGTTTTTAGAAAATATATGAATTATATAAAGGATTTTCTTGAAAATACTCCAGAAGATATATATGAGTTTTCTATTATCCTTGAAGATGCGTTAGTTGATGAGTATGATGCAATGCATGCGGAACAGCCGAGAGCAACTGAAATATTGGCAGAAGAAACCCCGGACATTTGCGCATCAGCAGAACCGGGGATGAAACCAAAAGAAATTGAAGAATTCAAACGTAAATTGGAAATTGAATACAACAAAGCATTAAACGCAGTTGTGTAGCTACCACCAGTCAATATGGCCGGTGGTATTTTTGTACTCGTTTTCAGGAGGTGATCCAGTGATTGAAATAAGAATAGCTTCAAATAGTATCCACATGACGGGACATGCCTGCCGGAAAGGTGCAGACGGCATTGACAGGGTGTGTGCCGGAGTATCTGCACTTACCTGTAATCTGATCAATTCGCTCAGAGACCTGACGGGAGACCGGATCAGAGCCGATACTGGAAGTGGAATAACGAGGATCGAGTGGGAGCAGCTCTCAGATAAAGGGAAGCTCCTGATTGATTCGTGGGTTCTTGGGTTGACGGATATCAACCGGGAATATAATTGCATAACATTTTTGTAAGAGACATCCTTTGGGATGTTTTTCTTATGCCCAAAACGTGAAGGCGTGAAAAGCTCGAGAGCCTGTCGAGGCAAAACGGAGGTAAGTACGATGTACAAAAAAAGAATGATGTTACAGCTCTTTGAAGACGGCGCAGGAGCTGGCTCTGGTGGACAGGGCGGAAATGCCGGGACTGGAAACGGCAGCCAGGGATCTGCTGGAAATGCATCCGGAGCACATGGAACCGGAACATATACTTATGAACAGTTGGAAGAAATTGCAAGTTCACGAGCCAAGAAGTCTGAAAGAGTTGCATTGGCGAACTTCTTCAGGGGTCAGGGCATGACAGAAGAGGAAGTTACCCAGGCAATTACTAAATTTAAAATAGACAGAGCTGCGAATCAGCCCAATGTGGCACAGCTGCAGCAGGATCTGGAAGATTCAAGAAATGAAGTACAGCAGATGAAGAACGAGAAGTTCTTATCCGGCAAAGGTGTCAAGGCTGATGATCTGGACTATGTGACTTACAAGGTTTCCAAAATGGTAGATGACAAAACGACATTTGAAAAGGCAGCAGAGAAGTTTTTAGAGGAGAATCCGAAATTTGCCGGTGGAGGTTCTTACCGGATTGCAGATTCTTCTGCGGGTAATTCTTCAAATGGTTCCGGTGGGAACATGAACGCTTCCATCAATGACCGGATCAGAGCTGCCGCGCGAAGATAACGGAGGTAGAGTAAATGCAGAATAGAAGAATGAATTTAAGATTGTTTGAAACAGATGCAAACATCATTGATCGTACCGGAGCAGAGGCTCTGATTCCAATTCAGGAATCCAATGAGATCATCCAGGGAACAATCGCACAGTCAGCTGTACTGTCAAGGGGCCGTAAGCTGGCAAACATGACAAGCAAGCAGTATAAAATGCCGGTACTTGATATGCTGCCGATTGCTTACTTTGTAAATGGTGATAATGGCCAGAAGAAGACAACAAAGCAGGCTTGGGACAAGAAGTTTATTACAGCTGAGGAAATTGCTGTTATTGTTCCGATTCCGGAAGCTGTATTGGACGATGTAGAATATGACATTTGGGCAGAAGTAAAGCCAAGAGTAACAGAGGCATTTGGAAAAGTGATTGATGCAGCTGTGCTGTTTGGTGAAAATAAACCTTCTACATGGAGAGAAGATGTAGTTGCGACAGCTACAAAAGCG